GAACCAGTTTTCCGTAGAAACCGTTACCTGCTTCAGTTCCGGATATGACGGTGCCGATGGGGATATCTTGATGATGATAAAGCAAGTCTTTTACTAAAAAGGTTTTGCCGGTATCACGACGTCCGATCAAAACCACGACGGGACCCTTGTTCTCATCTGGGCGAAACGTGATGGCCCTCATATCAAATTTTTTCAATTCAAGCGTCATTGATTTAATAAGTATATCTATAAAACATATTTTTTCTCTATTGGGAATACGAAAAGCCTAAATCAAAATGAGTTTGATTCCGATATAAAGAATAATTTAGTTAAATTATATTCTTGCGATGTTTACGATTGGATACAAAAAAGCGAGAAAACTCAATTTAGAGAAAATGGCCCAACAATATGCCTCTATTGACGACAGTTACAAACCTTTTGAATTGGATGGCGTCCAGGCATATAATCCCATTTATAGCCGATTTTTCAACATGGCTGAAGAAAATTATAATTTAATCACTCTCAATCAAAAATATCAAGCAGGCGATTTGAAAAATTTACATGATGAAGCAGGTGAAAAAATCAAAAAAGATGTATTTGTGAAGTTCTCGCCTCTATTGGACCCGCTAAAATTCATCATGGGGAAATATGATTTGAAAGATCCGTTGACGACGGTGCTACCCCAATTGGATTCTGAAAAATGTTCCAAAAAAATCGGAAATGTTAACAATTGCTCCTACACAGATGCGTTCTTTTCTTACTTGACAAATATGATGTTGGAGACCCACGGATGGGTACATGGCGTGGCTTTTTACGGATCCGCGCTGGCAATACAAAAACGGTTTCGGTTCAACTTGGCGGATGATTATGATTTTGTGAAGGATTGCGAATTCTTTGCTAATAATATTGGAAAATATTACACTTTGGACAAAAATGCCATCATTGCTATGAGCCAAATGGCGGGTAGCGGATCGCGCACAAATCGCAATAAGATCCAGATTAGTGATGATGCGTGTGAGATAGATGCGGTTGATTTGACTATTGAGGAGGCGTGTGATGCCACTATTTTATCAGAAACTAAAGAATTGGAAGTTGAATATGAAAAAGTTCCTGTTGATAAAGCGGAATCAGAATCTTCCTCGGATGATTCTTCTGAATCTGATAGTTCTGAGGAGGAAGAATCTGATGAAGATCAGGAAGACGTCAATTCAGACAAAGACAATCAAGATAAGGAAAGCGATTGGGAAACCGAGTCGGAAGAATCAGATGAATCTTATGAAGCAGAAGAACCTCTCTATTGTTATTTACACGATTTCCCTGTTCAAATGATATTACAAGAAAAATGCGAAGGGACTTTTGATGATTTGCTTATGCAAAATGAGATTGGACCCGATGAATTGTTAGCAGGTCTATTTCAAATCGTCATGATGCTCCTCACTTATCAGAAAGCGTTTGATTTTACGCACAACGATTTACACACCAATAACATCATGTATGTGACAACGGAAGAAACTCATTTGTGCTACAAATTTGAAAATGCCTATTATAAAGTCCCTACCTATGGCCGAATCTACAAACTGATTGACTTTGGCCGCGCCATTTACCGATACCAAAACAAGATGTTTTGTAGTGATAGTTTTGCCCCCGAGGGCGACGCACATTCCCAATACAATTGTGAGCCCTTCATGAATGAGAAAAAACCGCGACTAGAACCCAATTACAGTTTTGATCTGTGTCGTCTGGGATGTTCCATGTATGATTTTATTGTGGATGAAGAAGTGGCTGAATCTGGTGATCTTAATGCGATTCATGTAGACGAAATTATACGCCATTGGTGCGCCGACGATGAAGATAAGAATGTGGTTTACAAGAAGAGTGGTCAAGAGCGTTATCCCAATTTCAAATTATACAAGATGATTGCTAGAACTGTTCATAGACATACACCCAAAGCGCAATTAGAAAGTCCGGTTTTTGCCGCATTTAAACATGTCGGTGCTTTCCAAAATGAAGAGTCCTACATGAATATAGATGATATTCCAAAGTACAAAAATATGGAATGAAAAATTGATCACTTTTACAAATGGTGGATGACAGGCAAAATATAATATAACACTTAAGAAAATGACTACTACTATGACTACTACCGCTATAACCACAATCCCCAAAGGAAAGGTATACGTCGCTAGCATGAATATGCGCGGCGAATGGGCAGCTAAGACTGACCCCAATTCAATCACAGTTAATGTTACTAGCGCTCAGGCTAAGGCTAGTAAGAATCGCCGCGACTTTAGTCCTATGACGCATATAGAAGGCGGCTATCATGGCTATTGGAACTTTGAGAGTAGATGGCAAGCAGGTAAGATATTTGAAGGAATAGATGAGGCCGTTACTAAGGCCTGGTGGAAGGCACAAGATGAGCCTAAGAGAAGATATCCAAAAGGTAAGGGCAAGAAGATACTATATGCCCGCTTTGAAGGACATGAAGATAAGGGAAACATGGACTATATAACTGCCAGAAAGGAAGTCTATGTGAAGGAGTACCTTGCGCTAATTCGCAATAGAGAAATGACACTACACTTTAAGAAGATGATAGATGAAGGTAAGAGCATCACGCTATATGACTTTGACGGCCCTCGTATGCCGGATAGAAGTGTCATGTGTTTAGAATTGACACGGGAGCTATATGAGGAAAAGATTAATTACTTAGACCAGCCTTTCGGCCACGTGTATGTGGTAGGAGGCGTTTTGACTGGACTATTAGAATAATTGTTAGAATAATTTTTAGAATAATAATTATAATAAATTTATATTTATGATTTATATTTGTGTGATTTATATAACCTTTAATTAATTAATAATATAGAGACATTGTTTTGTTTTTTTCATAGATAATGGATTCAATACAAGTTTATTACATTAATATGGATCACCGTGCCGACCGAAGGGAGGCATTATTAAAAGAATTAGCTCGTGTAGGGTTCGCCGAGGATCAAATTACTCGCATCCACGCGACTAGCTACAAGGGTTGTCCCAACTCCGGTTGTATGTCTAGTCACGCCGCTGCTTTAAGAATTGCCGAAAAACATTGTCACGATAGAGAAAATGCGAACCTGGCGCAAGCGCTAGTTGCTCCCTTTCATGGAGCTTATTCCCTGATTATAGAAGATGATTTTCAGTTTATTGAGGATGTTTCTAAGATCCATTTGGATATTTCTTTTTTCTTGGATGCAAAGGCTCCCCTGCGGGGAGCAACGAGCGCTTGCGCAAGCGCGGAGAAAAATAGCAGCTGGGATGCCATTTTGTTAACAACGCATTTGGCGAAATTGCGCAGCCACGAAGAAAATAACCGCGTGTTTTCTCAAATTACACATTCAAGCAATGCCGCCGCGTATTTAATTCACAAAGACGCCATGATTCCATTAGCCCGACTATTTGAGGACAATTTGGAGAATTTGTATCAAACAAAGATGCACTGGATTTATCAGAATGACCAGCTTTGGTGCCATATGATGAAAACTGGCAATTGGTATATGTTTAATCACTATTTGGGTTTTCAAAAAGGTGATTATAGTGATTTGTCGGGTGAAAGCAAAGGTCCTATTATTCCCGAAATAATTATGCCCTGATGGGTCTGTGTGATTTAACCAATATTTGTTTCATGCGATAATGTATCTCATTCAGTTCTTTCATGGCTCGTTTAAAATCGCTTTCCACAAATCCATCCGGATTGGTTGCCATATTATTTTCTATATTTGAAACATAAGCATTCAATTCGGCAACATATTTCATATCTTCCAGGATTTGTCTAAACATTTTTTCGCTGATTTTATATTGACTTGGATCCGTTTCCGAAAACATATTGTGTGGCGTCATTTCCGAAATCACCAATTGATTATTAAGGTATAAAACGTCAAATTCACGCATTTGTTTAAATACCACGGAAAATAATTTTACAAATTCGCCATACTCTTTGTTGGCCTTTTTAATTGCCTGTCGCTCTTTCTTGGTTTTTGGAGGCGTTATTCGTCTAGGGGGTTCTGGCAATTCAGATGATATGTTTTGCCTAGGCATTGGTCTTGTGGATAGGACTGAACGACCATTGGCATCGTATATTGGCGGAACAAACGCGTCGGCGCGCGCTTGATTCTCTGCCATCATTTCTGCGATAAATTCCCTAATCTGACGGTCGGGATCTTGACTTGGATCTGGTTCCAATTCAGGTTCCATTTCTTGTTCTACAATTTCCATGACAATTCTTGGTTTAACTGGTCTTTTAGACTTAGTCGGTCTTGATGGATTTTTTGCCTTATTTGTTTCTACCGGAGAATAATATTGGTGCATTTTACTTTTAAGAGTATTTCTAGGTTTAATTGGTCTGTTTGGTGTTTTTGATTTTCGTGTTCTTGGTGTCCTTGTCGGCGTCTGCATCTTTATATATATTATTCATTTATTTTGCTTTTGGGATTTATTCTTTTTATTTCGTTGACGCTTTGATTGCTTCTTTTTATTTCCTCCAAGCTTTTCGCCAAGCTTTTCGCCACTATTACTACGTGATCCAAGCTTTTCGCCACTATTACTACGTGATCCAAGCTTCTCGCCACTATTACTACGTGATCCAAGCGTTCCTGATATGGGCGATCCTTCGGGTGTTTCATCATAACCTGTTTCACAAAGAATCAATTCTTCGCCATTCTTACAACCATTATCCAACACGTCTAAATTATCGCACAAACTTCCCAATAAAAATAACAATTCAGACTTGTCTATTTCATATGTATTTTTGCTTTTTTTCTCATAATAAATGCCTTCAAGATGATCCTTTACCGGTTTCAACGTATTTCCCGCATGATCCAGCGCAAATAATTCCATAAATATGCGCATTAATTCGCCGTCATTCTTCGCGATAACTAAGGATTTTAAATATTCATACATAAGAGTTCCGAATAAACAATCCGGACGTTTTTCAATATTAAATGGATAACTTTCTACTATGTCATAATTTGAAAGCACAATGTCTATTAAATTTGGCATGGTCGGACGTTCATCCAATTGTGACAAAATCCGCAAATAGTCATCGGCATCTATATCTCTTGGCAATGTCTTATGTTTGTCAGCCACAAAGTTCCGAAAGAATTCTATGAATCCGTCTTCTTCTTTTTTGCTAAGTTCCGGAATTACATTGAATCCATAATGATATATCTTGTTGGCAGCTGAACGCACATTATTCACATTTCCTTCAATAAAAGACATCAACTTGTCCTGAATACACTGTTTGTCTGTTATGGTTTTAAACGTATAATCCGCAAATATGTTTGTATTTACATCCCTCATATCATGATGTTGTTCTAGTATTTTTGCGTCTATTTCTGAAAACGCCGAAATACGGTCAAGAGATCCTCGTTTTAATAGATTATAATTGTCCATCATTTGTTCGCATTCTATCACGCAGTTTTCTTCATTTATTGTCTTATGTTTGTATATTTCTGTCAATCTGATGTAGGTAAAAAAATCCATGAATCTTTTCCATATGGAATTGTAGTTTGATATTAAACTGGTTTTGTTTTCTACAATAACAGTTTCTTTTGGTTTTGCGGTAATTGTTATGGTTTCCATTTTTCCTTTTATAATTTTTTTCTTTTTGGATTCTGCGATTGGAATTGGATTCTTTATGAGTTTTATTGCGTCTGATATTTCTGTTAAATGCGATTCAACAATTTCATAATCTTCCATGAATTCTTTATTTTTGTCTTTTCTTGACAATTCTTCTGAAAATATTTTGAATTTTTCCTTTTCTTCTTCCAAAGATTCTACGTTTTTTTCACGCACTTTAATGAATTTTGTATTTATTGAATTCATATCTTTTCTTAATTCCGTTTTCGTTTTTTTGTTTAAATTTCCTCTTTTGAAAAACAATTGCTCCATTTTTCTATGAATTTTTGGATCAAATAACACACATTTGGTTGGTGATGTTGCCATTGTATATTTGATTTCTCTATTGATGTGTCTTATGTCTTTGGCCTTGTCCTTATTAACTAAATATTTATTTTTCAAACTGTCGTGCATGTTTATTATCAATTTCAGTTTTCCGGGAAAAGACATTTATTTAATAAATCTAATATACATTATTTGAATTATTTATTTTCGGGTTTTTCGTTTTCCTCTGATGTTTTGCGTCTTTTTTATCACTTCCTTCTGGACTTCCTTTTGTTGTTTCTGGTTTAATCTTTTTAAATTGGTTAAACTTTTTTAATTCCTTGCTGTGCTTCCCAATTCGTGACGTCCATCCTAAATCATTGCTTTGGCATTTTTACTGTATTAATGACTATCAATTAATTCTTTTTATTAAGTAAAATATTCAAAAACCCATGCCACTCCGATTGTGCCATCATATCCTGCGTGGCCAAATGAGCCGTTGTTGGCCCCAGTCCCATCACCCCCCCCACCGGCACCACCTTGTCCATATAAAGTAGTGCCTAACATATTAAATTTGAAAGTAGTACTTGAACCATTATTAGTTATTCCACCTGCTCCACCTGCTCCACCTGCTGGATTATAATTATCACCCCCCGTCCCTTCAGTTCCTTTGACGCCACTTGAACCATTGTTTACATTATCATCAGTAAGACTCACACTGGTGCTTGCTGTGCCAGTTCCTCCGGCACCAACAGCACTATTTGTATCAGAAGCACCATTACCCCCCCCACCCCCCCCACCCCCACCACCGCCACTTGTCACGGTCGCTGCCACACCGCTACCATTAATTGTTACGATTGTATCACCACCCACACCCCCAGTCACTCCTCTAAGATTTGAAGTTCGCGCTGCTCCTCCTCCCCCCGCTGCTCCAATTGTTATATCAATTGATGTAAAATTTAATGTATTATTATTTGCTTTCAAAATTTGTACTCCGCGTAGTGCCCCCCCGCCTCCACCATTTCCTCCATCACCACCATAACCACTTTGTGCTCCGCCACTTCCTCCTCCTCCGCCTCCTCCAACTAAAATTAAAAAAAATCCAGTCACATTACTAGCACATGTATGAGTTTTACTAGCTGTAATAATAGTAAACTTTGGACATATTTTGGTACCAATATCAACTCCATTTTCTGATATATTAATATTTCCAAGTGATGAAAAAAACTGATTCTGATCTGAAAAAGGTTTTCTAAATGATAATACAATGCCATTCTGTTTAATATATGTAGTTGAATAATTGTAATTGGTTTCTGATGCTTGGGAAATAAGAGCAAGTGTGTTTGTAGAAATACCTTTTATCGTGTATAATGACATGAATATTATTATATAGTTGCTGTTGTTATTTATTACGGAGCAGGTTTTTAATAATAATATAAATTATATGATTTGTTAAAATATTATAATTAACTTTAATTATCAACCTTAGTTTAAAACTCGCACGTCATTGAAAATACATCTGTAGACATCTCTTTATTAGCTAAAGCATATTCACTCACTGTGCGTTCAAAGAAATTGGATTTACTTTCTATGCTAATTAGCTCCATGAAATCAAACGGGTTTAAGCTTCCGTAAAGTTTGTCTATTCCCAATTGTAAACACAATCGGTCGCCCACAAATTCTATGTATTGCGACATCATAGACGAGTTCATTCCTATCAGACGGCACGGCAGTGATTCCAATATGAATTCCTTCTCTATTTCTACAGCGTCTCTAATGATTGTTGCGACTTGTTCCTTTGACAATTTGTTATTCAAAGTTGAGTATAGGAGAATCGCGAATTCCGTGTGGAGCGCCTCGTCGCGACTAATAAATTCATTGGACAATGTGAGTCCCGGCATTAATCCGCGTTTCTTGATCCAGTAAATGGCGGCAAAACTACTGCTGAAAAATATGCCCTCTACACACGCAAATGCTACTAACCTCGTAGCAAATGAGTTTTTGTCTGAATCGTTGATCCATTTGCGCGCCCAATCGGCTTTTTTCTTAATACAAGGGAATGTCTCTATCGCGGTAAATAGACGCTGTTTGTGTGCCTTATCCTTGATGTAGGTTTCTATGAGCAAACTGTACATTTCTGAATGAATGTTTTCCATGGCAATTTGGAATCCATAGAAGGCTCGCGCCTCTGATAGCTGGACGTCACCCATGAATCGGGTGGCCAAGTTCTCCATAACAATTCCATCACTGGCCGCGAAAAACGCGAGAACCATAGAGATGAAATACTGCTCGTCTTCTGTCAGGTTATTCCAGTCACCAAGGTCTTTTGACAGATCCACTTCTTCCGCGCGCCAAAAACTATCCACTTGTTTCTTGTACATTTTCCATATTTCCTGGTTCTGCACTGGAAACATTACGTAACGCGATGTGTCTTCGGATAAAAGAGGTTCTGTTAAAAGTTCTGTTGCCATTCCTAAATAATATAAATCGTAGATTTTTATATGGATTGGGGAAATCTAATGTGTCACCAATAGACAAATTCAAACGCACTTTACTAGCGGTAAACTCTGTTAAAAATATACGCAAGATATTGTAAATGAATTCATGTGCGATGTCAGTAGATTTAAGCAAAATGGATTTAGACATGAAGACATTTCAAAAAATGATGTTTGTCTACAAGAGCATAGAGAATGGGTGGAAAGTGAAAAAACGTGAGGGCAAGTATATTTTTCAGAAGAACCATGGAGGCAAAAAAGAAGTTTTTATGGATGACTATTTAGAAAAATTCATAAAAGATAATATGAGTCTTTAATTGCGAAGCAATACAAGTTGAAGACTAATTACAACGTGATACAAGCTCTGGCTTAATTGCGAAGCAATACTTGCTCTGTCTCAATTGCGAAGCAATACTTGCCGAAGGCTTAATTGCGAAGCAATACTTGCTCTGTCTCAATTGCGAAGCAATACTTGCCGAAGGCTTAATTAAAGAATAGCTCCACAATTTCCGATTTTTCTATTTGAGAACTCAATATCCTCTCTATCTGCTGATTGATTTCTCTTTCCAACGCAGGCAATCTGGTATACAACATTGGATTCACCGTCTTTTTTGTTGTTCCATCCACATATTTATCAACATTGAATTTTATTGATATGTATTTCCCCTCCATTTCATTGACAACAATATTTTTTTGATAATTCACAAAAAGTGTGACATCACCTATTTTCATGATGCCGTCTCTATTGAATCCGTCAAACCGGCTATTTATGAATTCGCAGGTTGCATGTTCTTTTGTTTTGTATTGCATTTGAAAAGTCAGAGGATCATTTGGGAATTCCCTAAAATAACAATCGGCGCAATAATTCTTACAAAGTCGGATTGAATTCCGATGACATGTTTTTATAACACATTTTGATGAATTCTCTGAATTCTCTATCGGAATGTTTTTTTCTTGACTTTTATTTTGACTTTTATTTTTATGTTTTGTACAAAAATCCATTTTCGCGCGATTCCGACAATTTTCATGTTGACAAAGTTTTGGCATTTTCACATACATCTGGAAAATATTTAATTTTTGGCGTCCCTTCTTTCAATTGTAGGGGCATCTGACTCATCTACATGGAGGGACTTTTTGCTCACATTTTTTGCCTCAATTTTAATCATATTTCATGATAGAGATTTAATTCGCGATTAATTAAAAATTCTTTAATGTAGACAAACAGCTCATTTCCCGCTACATTTAGCATTTTCCTGAAAAAAAATATGTTTTAGGAATATATAAAAAACAGAAATGGGAGGAGCCTTAATGCAATTAGTAGCCTACGGAGCCCAGGACGTATTCCTTACCGGAAGTCCTGAAATCACTTACTGGAAGGTGTCTTATAGACGCCACACCAACTTTGCCATGGAGTCTATTGAGCAGACTTTCAACGGCCAGGCTGACTTCGGTCGCCGTGTTAGTTGCACCATCTCCAGAAACGGAGATCTTGCTTACCGCACTTATGTCCAGGTTACTCTCCCTGAGATTAACCAGGGCATGAAGCTTTCTGGCGATGCCGGTGTCTATGCTCGTTGGTTGGATTTCCCCGGTGAGCAGCTCATCTCTCAGGTTGAGGTTGAGATCGGCGGCCAGAGAATTGACCGCCAATATGGTGACTGGATGCACGTATGGAACCAGCTCACCTTGTCGTCCGAGCAACAGCGAGGATACTACAAGATGATTGGCCACACCACTCAGTTGACTTACATCACTGATCCCGGCTTCGCTGACATCAACGGTCCTTGTGCCCCCACCGGTGGCATTGGCCAGGTTTGCGCTCCCCGCAATGCCCTGCCCGAGACCACTCTCTACATTCCCCTCCTCTTCTGGTTCTGCAGAAACCCCGGTCTTGCTCTTCCCCTCGTTGCTCTCCAGTACCACGAGGTTAAGATCAACATTGACTTCAGACCTATTGGTGAGTGCTTGTGGGCTGTTAAGTCCCTGACTGCCACCACTGGATCTCAGTCGGTCACCACTGCCTACCAGCAGTCCCTTGTTGCTGCCTCTATCTATGTTGATTTCATCTTCTTGGATACTGATGAGCGCAGAAAGATGGCCTCCAACCCCCATGAGTACCTCATTGAGCAGCTCCAGTACACTGGTGATGAGTCGGTCGGATCTTCGTCTAACAAGATCAAGGTCAACTTCAACCACCCCTGCAAGGAGCTCATCTGGGTTGTCCAGCCTGATGCCAACGTTGACTATTGCTCGTCTCTTGAGGCCGGCACTACCCTCTTCAAGGTCCTCGGATCCCAGTCCTTCAACTACACTGATGCTATTGACTCTCTGCCCCCTGCTATCCATGTCTTTGGTGGCCAGGCTGAGACCTCTGGCACCAATGCCTTTATCAGTGGTGGCGTCTTCCAGATGGCTGGCGCTCTTGATGGCCTTGTCACCTCTGGCACTGCTCTTGGTGGTGCTAACTCTGCCGGTTGGGGTGGCGCTGATCACGTCTTTGATTCTGCTTCTGGCACCAACAACGGATCTTACGTATCCGATGCCGGCACCTTTGTGCTCGCTGAGACTGCCCTTGACATGCACTGCTGGGGTGAGAACCCTGTCGTCACTGCCAAGTTGCAGCTCAACGGCCAGGATCGTATCTCAGAGCGTGAGGGCAGCTACTTTGACGTTGTCCAGCCCTTCCAGCACCACACCCGTGCCCCCGACACTGGCATCAACGTTTACTCGTTTGCCCTTAGACCCGAGGAGCACAACCCCTCTGGTACCTGCAACTTTTCCAGAATTGACAATGCTACCCTCCAGCTTGTCCTTTCTTCCGGCACTGTTGCTGGTGTTGCCACTGCCAAGGTCCGTGTGTATGCCTATTCTTACAACGTGCTAAGAGTGATGGCCGGCATGGCTGGTATCGCTTACTCAAGTTAAATCTTTTTGGGTTTAATCAAAGGGAAAACTCTAATTACCAAAAAAATAAAAATAAAAAAATACGGTTTTTTATTTTTATGATATTATATTTCAATGTTTGTGATATTGCCGATTTCATCTTTTGTTATTGTTACTGTGTATTTTTTTGTATTTGATGGAACATAATATGCATTTCCTTTAAAATAATTGTCTTCTATTTCGTCCGATAGAGATTGTGATGTTTCATCAGTTTTAGTAATTGACTTTACATATCCTTCTTCAAATTCAATTGTGTATTTTTGTTCAGATTGGGTTGGTTGTTTAACAATTGGATGCGACATTTGATTTGATAATTGATTTGATAATTGATTTGATAATTTATTTGATAATTTATTTGATAATTGATTTGATAATTGATTTGATAATTGATTTGATAATTGATTTGATAATTGATTTTCATCATGAGAACTTGGAGAACTTGGAGAACTTGGAGAACTTGGATAAATTAATTCAATTTCAAATTTTGTTTGCGAATCCATTGCAACATTTGCCGCTTTTTTAAATGAATCTTTTATATCGTCACTTGCTTCTCCAGAGTGTGATAATTCTATTGTTTCATTTGCCGCTTTCATTAATGATTCATCTAATGCAGCGTCTTTATCATCTTGGATGGAGGTTGTTAGACTGTCTTCTTGCTTGATGTCTTGCTTGATGTCTTTTTGAATAGATTTTGTATTCAATTCACCAATGTCAACGTCAATTCCAAACGCGGGTTTGACAAATAATTTAATATTTTCTATTGCTGTTGTCTCATCAATTTTGTATTTATCCAATTTATTTTCTTCTTCGTATTCTTCAGTTAACCCCTCTAAAATTCTCTGAATTTCTTCTTCATTTTTATTATCTAAAAGATAATTAATGTTAATTAAATTTGGATTATTTTGATCTTCTTCAACAAATTCATAAATTCCATAAAATGTATTTTTGTCAAAATCTTCATCACTGTCTATAGTTGTATTATCATCCCTTCTTGTCCATTTGAATGAAATCGCAATCAATTCACTCTCTGTTACCAATATTGGAACAGTAGTTCCTTCACTCATTAATCCGTCATGAACTAAATATTGTTTGTCTTTATTATATTTCACCATGGTTTCCTTTTCATTCTCGCTGTAAAGTTGTGTAACTTTTTTTGATGTTTTTTCTATATGCCAAACTTTAAGTTCGCCTTTTCTCGTTAAAGAATTTCTGTCATACGTAAACTTGGAATTTAACTCATCTTTCCAAAAATTCCATAAATGCGGCAAAAATACAATGTCAGCACCTTTCGGCTTATATTGTTTTATATAATAAATTTGTTTGTCTCCTATTTCAATTGATTTGACTTTTATCAAATCTTTTACAAGATTATTGTAATTTGAGAAAAAAGGAATTTCATAATAATCATTTCCGTTAATTGTTGTAAATATTGTTTTTTTTTCATCTATTAATTCTTCTTTTCCTTCTTCTTTTCCTTCTTCTTTGCCTTCTCCTGAATTAACTTCTGTTGATTGTTTTGACTCTATTGTCGCAATTATTATAGCCTTATCATCATCTTTGATTTTTAATAAATCTATTTTTTGAATAAGAGAATATTTGTCCGATATTTTCAATTTATCAACACTAAGTAAGTATAATATATTATCAACTTTCCTTCTTGAAATTGCGTAATCAAGTGCTGTGCGTGGTGGATTAGAATTATCTACTTTGTTCACATCAGCCCCTCTTTCTACAAGAAATTGTAAAACATCTGGCGTTCCATTATCGGCTTGACGCATTAATGCTGTGATGTTAACTCCACCATCTGTGTAAGTTTCATCCAACATGCCTGGGGTTGAATTAAGTATAGAATTCATTTTGCCAATATCATTATTAAAAACAAAGTTCCACGCATCTTTATCCACAATTTCAATAAGTTTTTTATCATTTTTATTTGGATCTATTTTAAAATCCTTCTTTTTATATAACAACATTGACCAAGCTATTTTCAATGTATTTTGACTGAAAGTTTGTCCTGCTCGTTGTAAAAAATTATTACGTGTTTGATCATCAAACTCTATTTTATCCGCACTATATGATTCATCTTCATAAATATAATGCCCAGATCTTCCCTGGTTACCCAAATGACAAATTATGCCATACCGAACATATTCATCTCCTTCAATATTTAGGGTTTCATCTGGATCTATTAAATTATTATATCTTTGTTCATTGGCGCCCGCATTATTTGTATATGATCTTGGAAAATATATTATAATGTAATTTTTCACATCAGAATAATTTTCCTTTGTGTAAAAGTTAATTATTCCATTATTTGTGTCTTCAACATCAAACTTAATATTTTGTTTTTTATCTTCATCTATTTCACTTATTTTATATTCATTGCCATTATCAGATTCCGAAATTTTATTTATTTGATATTGTAATGTCGTATTTTCACTTTGTTCAGGTTTTATTTTTAAAATGTAATTTTTATCTTTTTTGCCACTAAATGAGTTTTTTATAATTTCATTTTGTTTAATTTTATTTTCATTCAATTCGTTTAACTTTATTGTTGTGCTTTTTGGTTTATAATACTTATTTTCCGTCTGAGAAAATCCTATAAATTTTTCAAGTTGAGGAATATATCTCATCAATTCCTGAATTGCTTCGGCGGAATCTTGCTGTCTGTTATAAGGATCTTGTCCAGGAAATAATATCATTGGAATCATAACTGGTTCATATGTAAGTTCATTAGTTGTATTTCCGGCAATATTAGAAAATATTTGAGAAAGCAAATAACACAACAAATCTTTTATGTCTACCGGGTCAAACCGAGATGTAATTTCTTCTATGAAAACATTTTTTATGAAATTATATTTTCCCGGATTTTTTCCATCTTCTCTGTCTTTCACAGCAGTTGTAAATGCCGCAAATAATTTTGTTACTTTTTTATCCGTCAATATTTTTGGCAATGTTTTTTGCTCATTATCTTTGGTTTCAAAATAATAATTCATAATTAACAAGGCAAATTCTTCAATTGAGAATAAAAGCTGATATAAAGCACATAAATAACATGTATTGCCAATGTTGTAAATACCTTGACGATTATCGTGAATATATTTTTCAGAAGCAATCCAAGTGCCCCCGCCTTTTTGCTTATTTCTCTTAGAATCTTTATCTTTTCGCGTTTTTTTATTTACTTCACCCCCTTTATTTTTTCGTGTAAACATTTGTCTATATATAGCACATGGATAAATGTTTATGTTTGTGTCAGCCTAAAAAGTAAAAATTGGTGTGTCAAAATCTAACATTACATCATCTGAACAATAACACGCCATCGTAGTTTCTCCTTCTAAAATGTATCCCCTGTTTTTGGTTTTTATTTGTTCCATTATAAATTGATTCACCGAAAACAAATAGTTTGACGGTTTGTCCTCATCTTTTTGAGTTATTATTTTAAAGTCTTGAGCTCTATTTATTATTATGTCTGTTGGTTCCAAGGTTTCATTAATAAATGTTATCTCAACTACGTATTTTTGTTCGCGTGAACTATTTTGTGGCTTGTTGAAACTACTTTTGCCATTAAGTGATAAATTTAATAATTCTGTTAAACTGTCTGACAATGATTTGTTTGATTCTGGTGACGTTGAGTTTTGACTATTTATTGAAGCGTTTAATGTTTTGTTCAATGATGTATTTAATGACGCATTTAATGATGTTGGGTTTTGACTATTTATTGAAGCGTTTAATGTTTTGTTCAATGATGTATTTAATGATGCGGGTGTTTGATTAGTTAATGACGCAGGTGTTTGACTATTTAATGAAGCATTTAATGTTTCGTTTAATGAATCATTTATTGAATCATTTTCTAGATTTAACACTTGAATATTTGATGGAGTTGCTTGTCCACTTAATTCATCTTTCGCATTTTGTATTTCTTTTTTAGATTCCACATAAGTCATGTTTTTACCATTTCCGCCAAAAAATGAAATTTTTAATGGAACTAATTTTGATATTTTTTTATTTATTATGTTTTTTTTTATTACAATTCTGTTTTTGTTTCTTATTATGATTTCAGGTGATTTTGTCTTTGGAGAATCGTCACTTTCCATTGAAGTTAAACCGCTTCCAATGGAATTATCATCTTCATCTTCATTAGAAATTGATGACAATGAAAATGATGATGATTCTGTTCCTTCGCTTGATGTAGAATCCGTTCCTCCTTCGCTTGATGTAGAATCCGGGGATCTTATAAATATTCTTTTTATCACGTTTTTTTAATATTAATGTTATTAATATTTGCCGGGTTGTCATTTTCTTTTGCTATTTCAAAAGATTTGATTGAATTCAAAAAACTGTATAATTTTGGAGATCCTTCTTTTAAAAGACTCATGAATTTTAGTGTAGACTGTGTTGAATCATTACTATAATCCGAATCAGAATATGCTGTTAATGGTCTTGAATCTAATTGTAATGGTGTTAATGGTTTTAAACTACCATCTGATGATTTAGAATCTGATGTTGATGGTCTTGTTGAATCTTTTGTTAATGGTGTCATTAATCTTAAACTATTATTAAATGATTCAGAGTCTCTAGTTGATGGTCTTGGTGAATCTAAAGTCAATATTGTTGAATTTCCAGTTGATGGTCTTGGTGAACTCGGATTTGCCAAATCATTTTTTTTATCAAATTTATAGTTTGAATAACTATCAAAAATTTCTTTGATTGTTTCAACGCTTTTATCAAGAGTCGTTTCATCGGGAGAAAATGGAGATTTTTCATCATCAATTGATATAAAACTTTCAATAGACATCGGAGAATTTCCACCATCATCAACTGTTAAATAACTTTGGGGTGGTTCACTATACATTGTTTGTGCGCTTGAATCAGCAGATTCTACTGATTTTGGCAGTTGAACATATCTTGGCGCTTTTGAACGGTTTTCTCTAAAAAGTATCTTGGGTTTAAAATCATTTTGTAAATTTCTTAAATATTTCTGTTCATTTAATGCCTTTATTATATTTTTTTGAATATTTTTGTTATCAGCCATCTTTATCTTATATTATTGGCATATTTTTATAACCTATTTACAGAGTTTTCTATATATCATATAGCAAAATGAGTAAACGTAATCCCATGGCAAAATTAATAGCACAAATTGAAGACGGTGATGAGTTCAGAACAACCTACGGTTGTTCCACATGTATTCGCCCTTTGGGCGAATATTCCGCCGCGGAAAAAACCATCTATGAAAAATACCTAGATCATACCAAAAAATACAAAGACTTATACGGCGCAAAAACCGTCATTCTCATGATGGTCGGTTCTTTCTATGAACTCTACGGTCTGAAAACCGATCCCAGTCGCAGCATCACCGATGTTGCTAAATTGTGTCAATTAAACACCAGCGAAAAGAAAAAGGGCATGGTTGACGGTCATCAAGTCCTCATGGCCGGATTCCCTGAATATACTCTTGAAAAATACGTCCAGATTTTCAGCGATGCCGGCTATACTTCCGTCGTCATTAATCAAGACGAAGAAAATAGCAAAAAGGGCGACAAAAAGAAACATATGATCCATTCCATTTATAGTCCCGGCACCTACATCCCCGCCATTAGCGATTCCACCGAGAAATCCAACAACATTATGTGTATATGGATTTCCGCGTATATGCCTCTACACAAAACTAGGGCGAATCTGGTCTTTGGAATATCAGTCTTGAATATGTTTACTGGCAAATCGTATTTGGCTGAGCATATGGTTCCTTATGAGAACAACCCCACAACGTTTGACGAGCTGGAGCGCGCGTTCTCTATATTCACCCCTTGTGAAGTGATTTTCCTCCATGATTTGGCCAGTGTTAATGCCACAATTAAGGATGTGAAAATATTCAGCGGATTAGAATGCGATTGTGTCCATGATGTTCCCATTAAAACTACTCAGGCGGCGCTCAATTGTGCGAAACCCGCTTATATCACGCAAATCCTGGAATCCAATTTCGGCGCCGAGTCTTATGAAAGCTGCGAGGAGTTTCAGCGGTATCCGTCGGCCACCCAATCCTACTGTTATTTGCTGAATTTTGTGAAGGAACATAACCCTTCATTATTGAAGAAGATTAATATGCCTGAATTTGCCAATGTGAATACCCAATCCATTTTGGCGAACCACGCGCTAAAACAGCTGAATATTATTGACGACTTGTCCGCAGACGGGATTCGCAGCGGCAAATTGTCGTCGGTGTTGAATTTTTTAAACCGAGCATCTACAAGCATGGGGAAACGCCGGATTAAAGAGATGATGACGCGGCCTATTTATGACGAGGACCAATTGAACGCGGAATACGAGAAAATTGCCGAAATATTGGATCCGATTAATTATGGATCGGTTATTTTCGCGAGGAAAGAGTTGGCCCATGTGATGGATTTGGAAAAAGTATTGAGACAAACGGTTGTCAAAAAAATAGCTCCAAATTTAATTATACAATTGTATGAATCTCTATCGCACGTCCATGAAATCACGATTCATTCGGAGGTTTTAAGAGATGAAACGATAGAGACCGCTTGTTTGACTATAATGAAAGAAATTAATGATCAAATTGATTTAACAAAAATCGGTGTTCAAAATGAAAACACCATCTTTAAAATGGGAGTCAATAGAGATTTGGATAATCTCATAAATGATTTTAATAATGTCAAATCACATATTGACGCCATTCAAGGGTTTTTTAACATGATTATGCGATCCAATGGCCCTACATCGGATGACACCGAATATGTGAGAATAGTTAGCACGGAGAAGTCGGGATCAACGCTACAGATGACGAAAACCAGGGCAAAGAATTTGAAAATATTGCTTGACAAAGGAGAATATAAAACGGCGCCTTGGTTCAAAACTTCTATAAAAGATTCTTCAGCAACTATTACTTTCCGCAATTATGAGATTGATTTCTCAGATCTGAAGTTTAAATCGGCCACTACCAGCAACGACGAATTGTCTTTTAATCAACTGACGAAACTCTTTATGAAAATGTTTTCTTTAGAGTCGGCGATAGAGAAAAAGAACATGGAATTGTACAACATATTTGTAGAACAGATTTTGGAGAATCGGTGTTTCCCTCTAATTGAATCGGTCATTAATTATGTGATTGAAATTGACGCGCTTCAGTGCCGCGCATATGTAGCAAAAGAATACAAATATTGTCGGCCTAAAATCATATCTGATAAAACAAATTCATTTGTGGACGCCAAAGGGTTGCGACATGTTTTAATAGAGCACATCCAGCAAAATGAAATATATGTTGCCAATGATTTGGCTTTAGCCAAAGAAAGCGCTCAAGGCATCCTCCTATATGGTACCAACGCGGTTGGCAAAACAAGTCTGATAAGGGCCATTGGAATCGCCACGATCATGGCACAATGCGGCTTCTATGTGCCTTGCTCCTCTTTCCAATTTAAACCATACAAATCGTTTTTCACCCGAATTTTGGGCAACGACAATTTGTATAAGGGACTCTCTACATTCGGTGTAGAGATGAGCGAACTGCGAATGATCCTAAAAAATGCCGATGAGAATAGTATGATATTGGGGGACGAATTATGTTCGGGAACAGAGACGCAGAGTGCGCTAAGTATTTTCGTGGCGGGATTGATGGATTTACATGAAAAGAAATCAAGTTTTATCTTTGCCACGCATTTCCATGAGATTGTGGATTACGAGGAAATCAAAGCATTAAATCGGCTTTCTTTGAAACACATGTCGGTGTTCTACGATAGAGAACGCGATTGTTTAGTATATGATCGTTTATTAAAAGATGGATCGGGAGATAAGATGTATGGATTGGAGGTATGTAAGTCCCTACATTTGCCGACGGAATTCTTGGACAAAGCATTTAGTATTCGTCTTAAATATTTTCCGGAAACGGCGGGTGATTTGAATTTCAAGACCACGCGATACAATGCGAATAAGGTGCGTGGATTATGTGAGATGTGTAAGACGGCTTTGAGCACGGAGACACATCATTTGATGATGCAAATGGAAGCGGATGAGGATGGATTTTTAAATGGTGTTCATAAGAATCATAAGGCAAATTTGATGGCATTGTGTGAGGCGTGTCATCAAAAAACACATACAACCACGGAAAAAGTATTATACAAAACTGTGAAAAAGATAGTTAAGAAGAAGACTACAATTGGAATGGTCTCTTATGAATCTCCTGACGTTTGAAAAATTGATCTCTTTTTCTGAAAAGACATGTCAAACATAAAATTATAAACCCCTTTAAAAACTTAAAATGACCGAAATTAAAATGACCGAAATTATTAACGACACCATTTTTGAAATTAACAAAATGTCTTTATTTACCGAACCCGAGTCTCCTGAAGAAAAGGAATCTGAACCAGATTATTTGGCCGCACTTAGACAGAAGTTTGACGAGATCACACCGTTCACCCGCGGTTGGATTGACAGCTCGCGCGCCAAGTTTGGCAAGCACTTTGATACTAGATTAAGAGGCCCGCACTCAAACTGTAATTGGGTAATCCCTGGCGCCTTGATGGTCGGCGATTATCCTGAACATGATAGTCAGATGCGAGCTATTCAATCGGCCGGAATTACAACATTTGCCTGTTTGAATGTGGAGTATGGCATACCCGATCTCAAGAGGCGATACAATTACCCTAGATATGGCGACAAGTTGCCCGCTGGACATTTTCATCATTTCCCTATTGTAGACATGAACATCACCCAGGACGAGCCGGGGCTTGTCAGATTTTGTAGGATGTTGACAGAATGTTTGCTGCGCGGCGAGAAGCTCTATGTTCATTGCTCTGGTGGACACGGACGCACAGGCACTGTGATTGGTATCATGCTCAAGATGTTGTTTGCTGACTTGACTTTGGATGAGATATTTGATCACATCCAATGCGCGCACGATCAGCGAGTCAGTCACAACTATGGCGGATACAGCGATTGGGCCAAGTTCATTGTTGAAAAGGAGCTTCATGATAAGTTTGCGCCGGGTCAAGTGCCGTCGCCTCAGCTGTCTATTCAGCGAAACCAGGTAATCAAAGTCATTTCTGAACTATAAATATTGTTTGTTGTTATATTTGTTTGTTTGTTATATTTGTTATGTTTGTTATGTAAATTAGAAGACCTCTGTCCCAAATGGGACGGAGGTTTTTTTATATCGTTTAGGAGACCCAGCAATTATGCCACATGAAATATATATGAAATATCTAGGCGGAAAACAAAGATTAGGAAAACACATTGCGCCCATCTTAAAAGATTTGTGGGATAATTATGAACTTGAACATGATGTTGAGCTCAAAGCCTACATGGAACCTTTTTGTGGATCTCTCGGCGTTTTGCGAAATATGACAGATATTGATGTCCCCATAATTGCCAATGATTATCACCCGGATTTGATTCAAATGTGGACCGAAGTTAAGGCAGGCACTTTCAAATATCCCCCGAGCATATCAGAAGAAGAATATTTAGCGGCTAAGGAATTGCCGAGTCCCAACGCACTCAAATCATTTGTTGGATTCGGAATGAGTTTTGGTGGACGTTTTTTTGGCGCTTATTCGCAGAAATACATGAACGGCAAAGTAGAGGATTTTTGTAAAGAAATGACGAATAGTTTGAAGCGAACTGCGCCATTAATACAGAATGTGAAATTCATGAATAAAGATTATGCCAAACTTAAACCCAAAAAGATGTTTGTCTATTGCGACCCTCCTTATGCCGTGACAAAATTCCCCATCAAATATCGTCGTGAAACCAAGAAATATGATGTGTTTGACAATGCGAAATTTTGGGATGTGATCAGGGAATGGAGTAAGACTAATCTTGTAGTGGTATCGGAAACGACGGCACCGGATGATTTTGTAAATGTTTGGGAATTAGAGAGATATAGGAGTGCCGCTCAAAGTGGGAAAACACGGTTCAAAGATGAAGACACAAAGACCCATAATATGGAAAAGTTGTTTGTCTATAAGGGAACCCTACGGTTCTAGTTTACTGCAAAGCATGAAACTTGAACCTGGGTTCCCCTCAAAATTGATCTCATTTTCATTCCGATAGAGAAAAGCAAAATAATATAACAAATCAACTAATCAAAAAATGGAAGAAACAATTAAGATGGTGGAATACGACAGATTATCTAATAAACTAATTCTCCGAATATTTGGGGACGAGATGCCTTACAACAAGTTGGCACAAATCGCTAATTATCCATGTGGCATTACGAATGTGAAAACAATCATAGAAAACAAATCAATCAAAGTATGGTTCAATAACCAATTTGTCTTTGAAAAACAAGATGCTAATTTAGAAACTAGCACCTTGGTAAAAACGCTGGACGCATTGGAACACACAATGAAACAGATGTGTCGCGAATGTAAATGCTCTCTAGCAAAGGTCAGATCAAAGCCAATACCAGGCGAGGATGGCTGGCAATATTGCGATTGGCGATGCAAACGCCTCTGGTTCTTACGACCAGCCGAAAACGGAATTTTAATGGCATGTAGCAAATGCGGCGATCAGATAGATTGCTCAGATTGTGATGATTCGGAATTAAAAGCGCCCTTAGTATGCGAAGAATGTTTTGAGTACGATATTTACCTAAAAACATCACCAACAAACAACAAAAACAAATCAATAAATGTGTTTTAATTGTTGTTAATTATCATGATTCAAAAAATTGATCTCTTTTTTTCACATTTCAACCAAAGCAAATATATATAAAACCACTAAAATGAACACCAATAATCTAATTAATATTATGGGCACAGCCCCTGCGGAGATGTCTATTTCAAATGACGAGTCACGCAAAAATGAAGTAGTCATATGTTACGACTATGAGTTCCGTGGTGAACAACTAAGGCGTCTCAGAGCTGAGAATGATAAAGCTGAGAATGAGACAGAGGACGAGTATGTCAACCGAATCCTAGAAATTGCTTATGAAGAGGACGAAGACGACGCCGAAGAAGAAGACGACGCCGAAGAAGAAGATGACGATGACGTGTTAAACATGCCATTGTGTAAGATGAATGACGCACAGATTGAAAAGTATGTTGAACGCATTGGACAATGCCCTCGTGACGAATGTGCGGAATGGGCCATGCTCTACATAGGAGGCGACATTCTTAGATACTCATATTGTAAATTCATTCAATGGGGCATAGAGGACCAAACAGTCTCCAACATTACCATCACTCGCGCCGCATTTGAAGAGATTAACTTCAGAAATTGTACATTTGACAATGTTACCTTTGACGAATGCGTTTTCAATGATATTGTTTTGAACAACACCACTTTTAAGAATTGCACATTCATTGACTGCGACTTGGACTCAAGCATGGTTCTAGACAAATCGTGCAAAGTAACAAATAACACTGAAGGTGAATACGATCACTATTATGCCCGCTATGACTATGAGGAAGACTACGATGACGAGGAAAACGAGGAACACAGGTACAGCATCTAAATATTTATACTAAAATCATAAAATATATATTATTGTTATTATTATTGTTATTATTATTGTTATTGTTATAATTTAATTAATGAAAAACCAAGGGGGATATTCCCTTTTTTGTTTATTAAAAACAATTAAACAAAAAAATTGATCTCTTTTTTTCAACTTTCAAACCAAGCATGAATATAAAAACCTATTAAAACCCCATTAAAATGAATACAACTGAAAATAATATGTGCGATTGGTGCGACAACCAACCCAAGAATCTAGGAGAAAAGTTTTGCTCAGATGAGTGTGGAGACAAGTTTTATAGCAACTTTGTCTCCAAATTGGTAGACGAAGATGAGGCATTCCATTGTGATAAATGCAAAGAAAAGTACATGAAATGTGAAATTTACAAAAACCAAATGTTGTGCGACAATTGCTATTTTGACGAAGTGTTTGTGTATTGC